GTATCGTCCACCGCGACGGAAGCGGGCTTGTGACGCTTCGCGCGTTTCTCGAGTATCGGCAAGGAACCGATCATTTTCGTGACCTCACGAAAAAGCTCTACGTTATGGAGTTAAGCGCAGTTACCGCAGCCGTAGTTATAGCCGCTGTTGCAGCCTGCAAACTGGTACGGAGCCGGTACCGCGAAAGACGGAACCGGGCGCGGATTGTAATACGCCAGCTGCCCACTTACGTAGGACTTGAGCGTATCGTTCTGCGCCGCCTGAGAAGCCGCCAGTTCAGCAGCGAACAGTCGCTGATTCTGCTCGGCAATCTTCGCGTCCTTCGCAGCCAGCTCCTGCGCGGTCAGACGCTGATCGATGCTGCGGAAACCGCAGTTCATCGCATCAATGATGTCGCGGGTGCTGTTCTGCACGGTGTTGCGGGTGTCGCATGCCTGCGTCGCCATGTCGTAGCGCACCTGGGCGATTGCAGCGCGGTTTTCACAGCAGCACTCCTGTGCCTGCATCGCCATGTTGTTCAGCTGCTGCATAAGCGCAGCCTGCTGATTGCAGCGGGAAAGCTCCGCCTGAGAGAAGCCGGAAGTTACAGCCTGCGTTACACCGGCAAAGCCGTTAAGCATCCCCGTGTTCATCGCATAGAAGCCGTCGCAGACGCCATTGTTCACGCTGTCAATCTTTCTTTCGATGTTCGAGAAGTCAGATGCCAGAACATAGCCGTCAACAACGCCGCCGTTCCCTCCACGATTGCCAAAGCCGTTTCCGTTACCCCAGCCGCAGAAAATCGCGAGGAAAAGGATAATAATCCACCAGCCATTACCGCCGCCCCATCCGTTGCCGCCGTCCGAGTTTGCCGGAACTACGGGCATGTTCATGGGAATACCGTCACCATTCAAACTCATAGTTTTCTCCTTTCGTAGATTTTGAAATTTATCTCAATCGTGCGCACGAATTGAAATCTTAATTATCCAAGAAGCTGTTGAAACTGGCTTGCCGCCTGTTGTAGCTGGTTCAACTGCTGCTGCGAGATTTTCCCAGACTGTACCAGCTTTTCAACCTCCGCCCTCGGGTCTCCCTGAAAACTCTGCTTGAACTGCTGAAACTGCCGCACCATATTTTGAAACTGTCCCATAGACCCGGGCATTTGCCCGCCGCCGAGTGCATTAAACAGTGGATTCATTTTCTGCCTCCTTCACCTTTCTAACGGGCTTGACGCTCAGAGCCGCAACCTTTGCCGCCAGTTCGTCGAAATCCTTGCGGGTCACGTATTCCACCGTAGGCACTGTTTGCGGCATCGTGGGGCTCACTGTAGCTGTAGCGCGCTCTACAAGGTCATACGTTGTCATTGCTGGTTTACCGCTTGCGTCGGCTTTCTTCACATACACAACCGGCGCATTCATGTCCCAGAGCGTGACGGCGTTATTCGGCGCGACGATAAATTCGTTTGCCGCCTTTTCGTTCGGAACCCATATGATGGACTGTCCCCCGCTCGGCTGCTGCGGTTGCGGCTGCGGAGGCGGATACTGCATCGACGGCGCAGGCTGATACTGCTGTCGCATCATTGGTTCCTGCATCATGGGCGGTTGATTGTAAATCGGCTGCTGATACACATAGGGCTGTTGTCCGAACATCATTTATCCTCCTTTTCCCAGTAGAACAGTGGGATTTCGTTCCCGGAATCCCAGCTATCGAAATACTTTCCGTCCTCTACGCACACGACGTGGCTTGATAAGGCGAGTACATACATACCGTGTGGATGGTCTCTTGCGAATTCCTCGACCGTATAGCAGTCCGGGCATGTGTTCGGCACAACGTTCCGGGTGAATCCCTGCTGCCGGAGGTACGCGCCCCAGACACTGTTTGCCGACGGCATGTCGCCCATTTTCAGCCCCTGTAGGCAAAGCCCGACGTATGTTTCATCCCAGCTCTTGCCCGTCGCCTTTGAGATTGCCCGGACGGTACAGTCTCCGACTTGTTTGCCTTCCGGGTTTGGATTGAAATAAGAAAAGCCCATGCCGAACACTCCTTTGATGTGTCCAGTATGGGCTTTTTCGTATTTTCGTGTGCCTCAGTTGTGCATCACTTAGCTATACAGTTTGCTCGACGTGTCTCTCATGCGCTGCATTATCCCAGGGAGGCGTCTTTGCACCGTCGCCCTGCCAAGATACAGTTCCGTCGCGACATCCACCTGTGGGAGCTTATCAACAAAGTAAAGCTGCGCGATACGTTCGTCTTCTCGCCCCAGATTTGCCTGATAGATAACGGATTCCATATCCTTTCGCATGAGACCGCCGAGTTCCGGCGGCAGTTTATACCGCGCCTGCGGTGCCATAGCCCCGCCCCCTTTACTTCATCGCTTTTGCAAGCTTTTTCAAGAGGTCGTCGCCGTACTTATAGGCGGCGAGATAATCAATCGTGCCGTCGGTCAAGCCGGCTTTCTGCCGAATGGTCTTTTTTGCTTCTTCAACCTCGGCGTCGATTTCCACAGTGTCGTACTCGACCCACGGGAGTTTGCCGTGCTTCTGCCACTTGCGGGCGTGGTAGCCTGCTTTCGTGCCGATGTTCTGAACGGCGGTGATCTGTGCGCCGTTGTCCCAGATCGGGGTGCATTCTACTGCCAGCCCATCACCAATGTACATGCCCCAGTGCCCGGGCATCCAGAGACCTTCGCCGGGAATCAGCTTGTCCCAGCCGGTCGTTGACACGTCCTTGCACTTTGCAATCATGCCGTCGGCGGAGACATCCGGCACGCTGTTCGAGGCGTATCTTGCACCTCCGTAGTATGCGTTTTTGTTGCCGTTCCAGCCCCAGAGAATGCCCTTTGTCAGGTTCACGCAGTCAAAGCCATAGACGATCTTCCCGATGAGGCTGCGCAGATATGTGATTCTGCCGCCGGTGTACCAGTCCGGGTACTGTGCTGATTTCTCGTCAATGATCGTTTCGCTCACGGGGGAGCCGAAGCAGCCCCACATGTAGACGGTCTTGTAGTTCTTCGCAACGTCAATGTGCCTGCGCACAAGCTCGGATGCTTTCATCATTTCTGTTCGCCCTCCTGCGGCGTGCCCGCACTGTCTAGCACATCCTGCGTCTTCTGGCTCTGCGTGCCGAAATAAAACGCGATAATGACAGCGTAGATCGTCATAAAGTCCTGCGAGATTTTGCCAACGACTGCCATGTAGGCGAACACGCAGGTCAGAATCATCGTGACCAGGCTCTTGACGCTGAGCAGGTTGCCCAGCCGCTTTTTGATATTATCCATTATGTACCTCCATCGTCATTTGGTTTCGCAAATACTCTCTTGCACAGCAGGAGCAGCAGCTCCCCGCCGAACGCCGCCGCCGCGAAGATCAGCACGTCGGAGAGGTCGGACGGGCGGTCGAGGATGACCGCAACTGTCTTGATGACCACTGCCCACGCGAGCGTAAGCGTCAGGGCGTAAATGCAGTAGTAGACCAGCTCCCGCGCCATGCGCCCCTTTGTCTTCCGCTGCGGCTTTTTCTGCCCGTCCGCCATACTAGCCTCCCAGCCCCGCCAAAGCCAGCGCGTAGCCGACTAAGCCTGCGACCAGCGCCGTGACCACGGCTTTGATCAAGCCCTCCCAGCGGCTCGCCGGGACGCTCTGGAGGCGTTTGACGGTAGCGTCCATGCTGTCAACCTTGCTGCTCATGGTCTTCATCTGCTCTGCCATGACTGCGACGGACGTTGATAAGTCCAGCAAAGCTTTGTTGTCGGATTCCAAATCTCCGATGCGCCGTTCATTTCCCTTCGCAAGCTTTTCAACGGCAGTGATTCTGTGTTCCATTTCTACTTCATTCATGCATGCTCCTTTCCTGCCATTGGCAGTCCGTTATTCCTCAACTTCCCAGTCAGCCGGATATTCCGTCGGGCTGAAATCCGTGCCGCGCTTACTGACGTAATACTTGCCGCCAAACACGCACCACTCGCCGACCTTGTAAATGTCTGTCGCGTTGTTTGGCTTGACCCATGCGCGCGCCGTCTGCCTCGTCGTGCCGTGATACGGGATATTAAACGTCGCCCACGCGGTTTCGCCGGGCGCGATGTCTGGGTGTGTGGCGTTGTCATACGCAGCAAGGACCTTCCACGGATCGCCGTCCAGCAGAAAAACCTCGCCGGTCTTGTGGACGCCCGCCTCCCACTCCGGATAGATCGCCGAACACATAATGATCTCGTCCGCCGATTCTGGCTGCTTGCCCGCCATCAGAAGGCGCACGGCGTTTGCCGTGGAAACGGTCAGATCATACGTCACAGGCTGGATCATAACCGGCTGCGGCGTTGGCAGCGGCGTATTCGTCAGAAGCCAGCTGCCGTCCGTGATCTCCTGCCACAGGTAATCCGTCGGCGAGACCGTGCACAGCGCAAAGCCGTTGTCTGCAAAGATCTGGACCTCGCCCGTGAGCGCCGGGAGGCCCGTCAAATACTCGCCCGTGAAGCGGACCGAGCCGGAGGTGCTGTATACCCGGACGTTTGCGTAGGTTTGATTGTCGTGTGTGATGTACATAGTGCCTCCTTATGCGAGCATATCGTCGGTGACTAGCATGTCACTTGGGAGAATGATTGCGGGGCGGATGCTGTGCGAGCGGGAGCAGATGCCGCCGCTCCAGTTGCCATTGTAGTCCACGCCCAGAGCGTACTTCGAACCGCGGCTGGGATCGCAGCGCGGGGAGCGGAGCCACCAGTAAGTGGCGGAACCACTCAGATATGCAACACGCTTCGTATCGGAGCCGTTCTGTGCCGTTCCGCTGAAGTAGGACAGGCAAGCGCCTTCATTGGTCGGTTCATATCCGTGTACGAGGTTGACCTCGGTGGAGCTGAGCAGGAAAATCTTTGCCTGAAGACCGCTCGCCCCGGAGGTGACGGTCTTACCGTAGCCGGAACCGGCACGGTACGGGAGCTTGACCTGCTTGATTGCGTTCTGGATGTTCGAGTCGAACATCGCAAGGAAGGTGCTGTTGAGGTAAGAATGGATGGTGCTGTTTGCGTAGTCGTTGACATCCGAGCTGTGCCAAGCACGGTTCTCATAGATGTTCTTCAAAAGCAGCCACGTGCCGTTGCAGTTAGCGTCGTAAATCTCCGACGGCAAGCCCTGATGTACCACCAGCCAGTCCCACGGTGTGCCGCTCAGATTCAGTTTGATACTGCGCCCGATTTCCAGATCGGACATTCTCGTTCTGTGTGGCGCAGGTCCGCGCCTTAAAAACATTCCCATGATACACACCTCCTAGAAGCAGAACGCGAAAGCTACGCCATTGGCACTGCTGGCGCTGTAAAGGCTCGCTTTGCCGTGATCGTTCACCCCGCAGAAATTCGCGGAGTCGCTGGCAGTCGGCGAGCGCTCCCACCAGTAAACTACAGAGCCGTTTCGCTTCTTGACCTTGCTGTTGCCCGCCTTGTAGTAGTCATACTGCGCGCCTTCGCCTGCCACCGATGCATAGCGCGAGTCGACGATTTCAACCTCGCTGAGCAAAAACAGCTTGTCTGCCGTGGTGTTGATGGTGGTGCTCTGTCTGCCCGCCGAGGTCAGCTTGTTCACCTCCCGGATGCCGTTTTGTACCTCTGTCGGCATCAGCGCCAGAATAGCTGGCAGGTGCGTCTGCCGCATGTCGCAGCTCGCCCATCCGCCGCTGTTGGTGTTCGATCTGTTCATGTTCTTGGTCTCGCCGTAGCAGTCGTGCAGCTGGAAGGTCAGCGGTGCCGTGCCGCCTGCGGTGTAGGTGTCATGGTTCTTGCCAATGATGTCAATCTGATAGCTTATACCGTTAATCATCATTGTTTTGTGGTTTCCGACAGCCCATGTCTCTGGGACGGCGCCACGTTGACAGGCTGCAATGATTGTCTCCCAGGTATTATCTGCAAAATTTGCCTCATACGGATACTTAATCCCCGTAAACCACCTTGGGCTCCTTCCACTCATCCGAAGACCACCACCTTCACGGGGACATTCACCGTCGGTGCAGCGCCGATGCACTGGGCGGTCAGGCTGTTCGCACCGGTCACGTAGTTGTGAATCAAAGCGAAGCCCTCCAAAAGCGCCGCGTCCGCGTCCGGGTCAGTCCCAGAGAGCGCCACGTCCCACTGCGGGTCGACATCGTAGGACGCTTTCAGCCCCGTGACCGCGATCGTCTGCGCCTGGTACCCGTGCGAGTCTGCAGCCCAGCCAGAGGCAAGAAGCGTGCCGGTGTACTGTTTTATGTTCATAGGCTCATACACTCCTGTAATCAGCTCGCCCGCCGCGTTGTGCGCCGTCTTCCCCTTGAGAAGCGTCTCCGGCGTTACGGTGTCGGCGGTCAGGTCAAGCTTGACTTCGCCGTTAAGGGCGACTTTGTTGACCGCCATGTCAGCCTCCGATCTGGAGCGTCTGCCCTCCTGCGGCGTTGTCGGTGTAGGTGACGGGAATCGCCGCGACAGTCACCTGCGACAGATAGTCATACGTCTCATCCGGCGTCACGACCTGCTCGGCAAAGCTCGGCGTGACGTTCTTGTTCGCCTGCGCCTTTACCGCCTCGCCGCCGTAGCTGCCCACCACGCCGAGAATGGTAATGCCTGTCTTGATATTTCCTGGAATGATCTTTGCTTTTTCTGTCGCCTTGATGCGTGCTTTGCCGGAGCCGTCGTGGAAGCCCATCACGATAGCAGGCTCGTCGTCCTTCTCTGCGATGTCGAGTGTCTTTGCACCGTTGTCCGGCATGGTGCCGGTCAGCTTCGAGCCGCGCGCGTAGAATGTCTTGCCCGCCAGAACCTCCGCAACCGCAGCATCCGCGTCCTGCGAGTTGACGTCAAACTCGTTCGTGCCGGTGATCGGCGCGCCGGACTTGTCGTGCGCGGTGACGCCCTTTTTGAGATCACTCGCGACAATGGTGTCTCCCGACAGGTCGAGCTTGACCTCCGTTCCGACGATCAGTTTGTTTACATACTTGTTTGCCATATGCTCACTCCTAACTGTTCATATACTCGTCGCCCATGATGAGCGTCAGCCCACCTGCGGCGTTGGATACTTCGTACTGTGGAATCTTTGCGACGTTCACGTCGCGGGACAAAAGCCGGTTTCTGGTCGGCAGGACCACCGGCGCGTAGGTCTTCGGCGTAACGTCGTATTCGCCCTCATAGGGCTTGCTGTCTCCCGTGTAAACCACCTTCGCTGGGGCGATCTTCATCTTGATCTCCGGCTGGGAAAGCGTCATTTTAATCATATCCCGCCTCCTTCAGGAAGCTTTTCACGTCCACCTGAACGATTTCCGCCGCCAAATCGTTCCCGTCCGCGTCCGTCAGCGCGCATTGGAGGTTCACAGCCCCCGGGCGCAGGCGCATTGCGTCTGCATACGGGATTTTTACAAGCAGGTGCGTTTCGTCGACTACTGTAGGTTCGTACTGGAAGAAGGAACACCCCTGCCTTACGTAAAACTCAAGCTTCGTCGCTTTCGTCAGGTCTGTTCCCTCAACTTCTACGGATAAAGCATTTGTGATTTTCTGAAACACTTAATCACCCCCCAGCCTCAAAAACATCCAGCTCGTTCTTCGCCTTGATAAATGTCGTCGTGTCGTCGGAGAGAGAGATGGTAGGCAGCAATCTAGTCTCCGTGGAATAATCGTGGTATGCGATCACGTTTTCGTTCGCGACCATTACCATGTCTCCATCTGCCGACGGTATGCCTCCAACCGAGCCAGAAGGCAAGGTGACCGCGTTCCATCCAAGCGCTGGGTCGCTTGTCGTCTTTACAGTTCCGTCTTCCACGTCCGAGAACACCATGAGCCTTTGCGTTGCGAACAATTCGTGCCCCTCAAACGAGTTAATCGAAATTCCAGTTACGGGTTGTGTCGTCCAGTTCTTGAGATCTGAAGAACTGCGAAGCCCGCTCACTCCCGACGATGAGATTCTAGGTGATGCAAAGAACCAGTAGCGGTCAGAAAAATACACAATGTTTGTTGCGTAGAAATCCGTGTACCCGGTTTTCTCTAACGTCCACGTTGTCGGTAAAACCGCAGAATAGACGCGCTCGCCGCTGTTCAATATCCATTTCCCGTTGATGTAGCGGAGTTTTGGACTAGGTGCAACATTAACGCTACTCGGGCTGCTTTGGGTGACCACTTTTACGGCTTCCCATGTTGGCGATGTCGGGTCTTGCGTATAAATTACATGGCTTCCACAGGCGAACGCCCAATACGTGCCGTCTGTTTCAAACTCATGCTGGTCCGGCACGGTATATGCAGAGTTGGTCGGCAAAGAGCTGGGATATTGGCACGTTTGCGCTGTCCACGTTTCCACATCGGCAGAAGACAACACAAAAAACACGTACTTTGAATTGCTTCCACGCACAGAACCGGGATTCAGCTTCCCCATGGCAGCGGTTATGCGTTCATCCGAAGCAGCTAGCTGAATGTAAACCTCGCCGATTTCCTCGCCAGAAAAAGAACCTTCGGCATAACCGGATAGAGTCTGCGTGTAGACCACAGTATAAGGACCCTCGATGGCGTCTGCGCAGGCTACACTGAACGTATAGTACTGGCTGGTGCTGTTATTTGCTTTCTTTCTATATCCACCTGCAATGTACCATTTCCCCTTGAATTTCACGGCTCTGGACATAGACTTGAACGCTGGGGATGTACCAACCGTCGAGATCGACCATGTTACGTCTCCTACTGTGTTTTTGAGGATTTGGCACAGCTGCGGATAGTCGGGAAAGGAAACCTGTGCGCCGTTGCACTTAAGCCATGCGTCGCCTAAACTCATGGCGGGGGAGGTCTTTACCGTCCCGATGGGCTCAATTCTGTCCGGCATATGCCTGAGTGCGTCGTCGACAAACGGATTGGAAATAGGGAGTTTCAGAAACTGCGCCGTAGAATTTTGGAGCATTGTTCGAGTATTGAACGGTGTCCCGGTATCGTCCGGGTCATCCGCTCGTGTCATGTCGTAAGTATCTGTCTGTCCGGCAACGGGCTTGAGCTTTACCCGCCCCGGAAATTTTGGAGTTCGGTCTTTCATATTATCCCCCCATGTCTCCTGCGTATAGTTCCGCGTCGGCATAAATCCAGCCGACCTCCCGGCTCTCCAACACGTCATCTACCGCGATAATCGTCTTTTCAATGTTGTTCGCGCCTTCCCAGTCTAGGTCGTTGATCTTTGCCGGAGGGCGCGGGGCAGAATTGACAACTGCGTCATATACAGCGTTCGCGGATTCGATATAAGCGTCCATAACGGCTTTGTCGAGAACTTCGTCAGAACCGTAATCTTCCCGAACTTCTGCCGGAACGTCGATACAGTGCGTTCTCAGCCTGTCGCGGATGGTGATAAGCGCCGTGCCGACGCGGTTCAGGTCAGACGCTTTGTAAGAGCCTTTCAAGCCAGCTTCAAAGTCTGCCTTTTCCTGTTCCGTGAAGTCGCTCCACAGCTTCTTGTAAAGCTTCTCAGCATAGGAAGCGTCAGCCTGCGTCCGGTCGGTGATTAAGGTTTTCATAATTCTCATGCAGAAGCCCCCGTTCCGACGATTTCGCACTCAGCTGCCGCGATGCCGCTCAGTTTAATGGTCATGCTCGTTATCGTCCCGGTAATGTGGTCATCCCACGGAGTTGTGGTGTCTACATAGTCCCCGGGAAGCTCCTTGTCCATGACGATCTGAACGCTGTGCGTCTGCCGCCGCATATAATAGTCAAAGACGTGCTGCGTCACCGCTGCAACATTCGTCGAGTTGACAAGCGTCGCGTCCTTGACCTCGATGACGTTTGGCTTCGTGGATGCCGTAATGTTCGGGTTCTGTTTTACCGTGACCGCCGTCGTGTGGAAATACTTTTTCCCGCCGACTTCAATCGTATCGCTTCCGCTCCCGGACGTGCTGTACGTGTGCGCGGTAACTCTTACCTCGGTCACGATGGCGGACTGGCTGACTTCTCCGCCGACGTAGAGCCGGTTCATTGGAATCTCCGTCGGTGTTTCCTCCGACAGTCTCCATACCTTTACGTTCCCCGTTCCGCTGGTATCCACAACAGCCCGAAGCGCAAACGCTACCTGCTGCAAGGCTTCCCTTCGCGTGCAATCAGGAATGTACCCTGTTAGTTTCTCGGTCTGTAGTTCATCCGAAAGCTCCAAGACGAAATACCCGCCGAGGATACTTTCTAAAACCGTTTTCGCGTTGGCATTAGAATAAACAACAGCCGGGAATGGGTCTTCGTCCAGAATTCCCAAAGCATCAATACAGGAAACGTTGTATACGTTTTTGCTTACGCGGGTAGATTCGTCGATATAGAATGTACCGATTTTCGTCTTTCCGTTGTACGCATAAACAGGCTGCTTTTCCTGGAAGATAAAATCAATATCTTCCATGCTGTCGAGTGTGAAGTCCAGCGTGTTAATCGCCAACTCGTCAGATATGATGTTCAGCTCTTCGGTCGCCTCAACACTCCGAAGCTCCCGCCGCTCGAACTCTCGGACGATTCCGAAAAGAATCAAGGATATCTTAATTGGTCGGTTCGGAAGGTTCGTTTTGTTGAACTGAATCCTGATTTTGTTGTACAGTTCAACAGTTCTTTCGCAAAAGTAGTTTCCGGAGTTCGGCAAGAACTTCTGCGCGGCAAGCTCCGTGCTCCCGTTGTACCATGAGAGATCGAGGTCACTGCAATAGTCTCCGGTTTCCCCGTCGAACTTGAAGTAGATGCCGAGGGACGTAAACTGCCCGTTAAGCGAAATCTCAATTGTAGGCGGCGTATCGAACGTGCAATCCGCCTTGCTTCTCGGCGTAGACCAGAAGCCAACCGGTTCAGAAGCAGGCTTTACTTTTCGTGTGCCGTTCAGCACCCATTGATTCTGCTCTGTCGTTGCAACCGGGCCTGCGAACGCGCCGAAGGGCAACTGAGCCGGTTTTGAAATGTCCATAGCCGAACTCGCTGTTACACTCGCAGCCGCCGCAGAACCGACCGCAACGTCTTCATACACAACTTTTACACTCATAGCGGCGTCCTCTTCGGCTTCATCGCGACGAAATTAAATATAAGGTTTCCCCATTCGTTCCTCTGCCCGTAAGCGGTCAAAAGCTCATCGTCTCCGTTTGCCACATACGCCTCGAAGGTCAACGTCCCTTGCGCATACGGAACAGTAAGGGAATGGCTGTCGACGGGTGCGGAGATCGCTTCATAGAACCTGTCGTATTCCGCTGGGTCAGTTCCGACCGGGTCAAGCTCCACACTGTAGTTGTAAAACGTGCCGATGATGTCGCGCACCATCGCGCCAGTCATTACGCGCCCGGCATTATCGCCGTCCAGAACCGCAAAAGAGCGTTTCAGACTGGTTACATGCAGGTTCGGATACGCCGTGCCGTCGAGGGTCAAAACACTTGTCATGCCTTCACCCCCGCCAGCCTTACGCCTACACGCTGCGTTTCTTCGTTGTTCGCCTTATAAACAGCCCGCGCAAATTCTCTGCCGTTGAGCTGCAAGATGATCGTCTGCGACCGTCCGCCGGATTCGTTCATAGCCTGTTTGAATGCCTGCACCATTGTCTCAAGCGGCGTTTCGATGTTCGTTCCGCTCTTCTGGTCGCCCAGAACCGCCATAAACTCCCGGTTCGGGGGGATGACTGCGCCTTCTGCCAGCCTCGGAAGCGCAACCTGACTGACAAGCGGAATGCTGATGCCGAAGGACCTTCCGCCGATTATCGGGACCCAATCTGGGACCTCGAAGTGAATGGTGTTCAGAGCGGAGATTAGGAGGTTTATGCCGTTGATGATAAAGTTTATCGCATATTCAACGACGGTAATGATGCCGTTCCAGATGCCCTTAAATATATCCTTTACGCCTTCCCATGCCTTTGTCCAGTCTCCGGTAAATACGCCGCTGACGAACTCGATGATACCGCTTAGCCACTGCTTTATGCTTTTGTATAGACCGGATATAAAGCTTCCGTATGTCTGAAAAATCGCCGCAAGCAGAGGGCTCCTTGATTGCAGCCATGTGATAAACATGTTCCACGCATCTTTGATGGAGCTTACAATCGCGTTCCACGATTGTTTCATCCCTTCCCAGATCTGCTTAATGCCTTCTACGGCAAGCTTCATGTCTCCGGTGAACACGCCTTTGAAGAACTTCCCAAAACCGTCTATAATATTCTTCAAGCCTTGAATCAGTTCTTCTCCATGTCCGGTGAAGGACACAAGCGCAACCAGCGCAGCGAGGAAACCTGCAATCAGAAGTGGAATCCAGCTACCAGTCAGAAGTGAAATGCCGATACCGGCGGCAAGCAGCCCTGCGATGATCGTAAGCGTATTCACCAAATTAAAGCCGTTTTCGATAACATCTTTGATACCGACAACCAGCATGGCAAGACCTCCTACAACAAGTGCAATTCCTGCTGCGATTGGTCCGAAGGCGATTGCAAGTCCAACTGCAAGCGCGGCAAGACCTGCCAGCATCCCGAGAAAGTTTTGTAAATCAATTCCGTTATTCCAAGCATCCAGCCAGAAATATACAAGCGCAAACGCACCGGCAACCGCAAGGGCGATGCCCCAAATCTTGCTCAGGTCGTTCGTGAACAAGCTCGCGATTTTCCACGCAAGAAGCCCGGCGGCGATAGCGCCTACCAAGCCGAGAATGTCGTGGAGCTTGTCCTCTGCCATGTCGAGATTCGAAAAATCCGGCGCGATCTCCGTTGATGCCGCGCCGCCAGCACCACCACCTGCCGCAGAAGCGGAATTATCGGTTAGCTGGTTGATCTCGTCAAAGCTTGCCATGCTCTTGCTTGCGTCCTCCGCTGCAGAGCCGACACCCTCTAAAGCCTTTTGTTCTTCGTTTAGTCCTTGCGCAGCGGATTTCTGCGCGGACCAACTTTTGCCAGAAAGCATGCCGAAGAACTTTGCAATCGCCGTGACTACCTGTGTGAGGATATTCACCAGCTTTACAAAGACCGGTATCACCACTTGCAAAATTGGCTGGGCCAGCGTCAAAAACGCCGCCTTGAGCCGTGCAACCGCCGCCCGCGCTTCCTCGTTCTGCATGATGGTCTTCCCAAGCCATGTTCTAAGACTTTGCAACGCTCGAGTGATCAGAGAGAACACAAGAACGCGCTTAAAAAGCCCGGAAACACGCTTACTGAACGTGTTCATGCTGTCGGAAACCTTCTTCGCGGCGGCTTCCATACGCTCTGTATCGCCGCTTGCACTTGTGATTTGCTCCGTGAGTTCTCCGGCTTTTTGCTTCGCAGCGTCCAACGCGGAAGTCTGCGCAATCACTTTATCCGTGATTTTTGCATATTTCCCGTCCAGACTCTCAACGATCTTGTCTTGCTCTTTTAAGATTGCTTCCTGCTCTTTGATTTGCGCTGCAACTTCCGTCTGCCGTCCGTATGCTGTGATATAAGCCTCCGGAGACGCAGACACCTCACCGGACGTGATCTGCCGAAGCCGCTCGGATTCAGCCCGCAACGATTTCAGCGCATTTTCTGCCTGTTTTGCAGATTCTTTCGCTGCGTCAAGCTGAGATTTCAGCCCACTTTGCTCTCCGGTGCTTTTTTTCAGCTCGGCTTCCATCTTGTCGATTTTCGCCGTCAGCTTATCAAGCTCCTTCTGCGCGTTTTTTGCGTCGACCTCCGCTTGAACAACGATTCTTCCATCTGCCATTTTCTCACCACCTTATTTTGAAATGCCCCATGCGGCGAGAACGTCTTTCTCTGCCTCTGTGTATGTAACTTTCAAATCGATTATATCCCTGTTCTTTCGGTAGAACTCCCGCTCCTGCTTGTCCAGAGGCTTCCCGTGTGCCTTTTTGTCCCGAATGCGAACCACTTGAGCAAACAGGCAGTCTCCAATCTCCTGATAGAAAGACAGGAACGACCACCAGTGCAGATACTCAAGCGCCCGAACCTCGCACCCGGCGATTCTGTTCACGGGGGCAATAATCATGTCGAAGTCCTGCTCCCATGACATCAATACGGGTTCCCGCTTCTTTTCTTTGCGTTCTTCCCCACGGTCTATAAACCGGAAACACTGGTTCAGAGCTTCCTGATAGTCGCTGGCTGGCATTTCCTCGAAGTCGGGGTAGAAGATTCTCAACGATGCCTCCGCCTTGTCCTGCTCGTCCAGCTCGCTATCAACAAGGGCGGTGAGGATATCCAACACCGCCCGATAGTCAGACCGGATTTCGTATTCTGTTCCGTTTACGTTGACCGATGTCGGTAAAGACCAGATTACTTTTTCCATCTTTCCATATATTTCTTGATTCTCGGGTTCGTAGCCTTCTGTTCTCTCGCAAAGGTAGTGTCGATCTGGTCGATGATGCCGAGCATCAGATTGCTCCATACAGGCAAACCGTCAGCCAGTGCGAGGACGTTCATAGAGCCGAAAAGAGGCGTGCAAAGCGGAACCCCGAAAAGGCTGTCAATCGTATCACGCATTTCGTTACTTTCCCGACGCGCAATCTCAAAGATTTCTTTTTTGTTCGCGTTCTTTTCCACTTCTGCCTGATATTTCCGCTGACGATCTTCCAATCCGTTGAACACGTCAAAAATTTTCTCTACAATTTCTGCGTCTGTCGGGTTGAACTCGAGCGTTACTTTGTCGTTGATGTTGATTTTTTCAACGCCAGTTGCAATCTTGATGTCCGCCATCTATCGTCCCTCCTTATGCCGCGTCCGGCGTAAACGTGATTTCTCCGTTGGAACCAACCGCCGCAGTGCCGGTGATTCTCTCGCCGCCCGGCGTTACCGTAAGCGGCATACCTACAAAGCCGCCGCCTTCGCCGCCAAGACCTGTCGCCTCGATTGCAGCGCCCTTGTATCTCTCTGCAAAAACAGCCGTTTTCTTCGTGCCTGCGTAGGCATGCACGATAAGAATATCCTGATTCGCCAGAGCCGCCGCGTTCTGTTCCTTAATGGCAAGGCTCCAGATATGTGTAATCGCAGGATCTCCAGCATCGAGTTCGCACGGTTCAAAGTCCTGCGTGATGATGGGCTTCTTCATCGTGGTTCTGGTCTTGCCGAGAATATCCTTGTCGGACTTCTTCTGCCAGTCGTATTCCATGCTGGAATCCGTGACGCGCGTCCCAAGCGGCGACCACACGGCGGCGGAATCAGTGCCCGTATTCACAAAAAGAATCAAAAGTTCTCTGTCTACAGGCTGCCCAGCAACGGTGTTAAAGGTCATATCTGCCATAGTTAAATCACCTCATATTTCATCTTCATTAAGATTTGATGGTCTTCCGAACCGTCCTTGTATGGGTAAAGTAACGCCGCGCGGCTGGATACATCCATGCGCCGGACGCGGATTCCATCGCCCAAAGACGGATAATTCTGCATCGCCCAGTCTCCGAATCGGTTCAGCACTGCGTCGGCTTTCAGGCGCTTGTCGTTGCTGCTTCCTGGGAAGATGCGGGCGATAATTTTGAACTGGTATTCTGCTTCATGCCCGCCCAAGATGTATTTCTGTGTGATGTATGTGCCTGGAATCACGGACAGAGCCACGCTAGCAGAATCGGCGGCGAGGAACTCATAATTGATAGTTGCAGCTGGGAGATCGTCATCCGAAAACGAGTTTACCCAGACCATCATTTTTCTGGATATGTCCTGTTCTTCCTCGGAAGAAACAAGCTTTTTTTCTTTTTCAGAGCCCATTTTTCACCGCCTTATCTGCAACTCGAATCCATTTGTCAAGGTTCTCAGCCTTTGAAGCCTCGAACCAGTGTGATTGTGCCTGCGCGTGTCCGGTTGTCGTGAACACAAGGTTTTTATCGGTCAACACCTTCGTCCCGCCCTTCGGCGCGTAAGTGCTGCCGGTCTCTGGGTCTATCATGACTTTCCCATAGTACAGGAATCTTGCATACGGTCCCGGATAGATGATCGCATTACCGTCCACCATTGTTCTCTGGTCAAGAGAGCCCGTCAGGAACGGCACATACGGGCTTGTGTCCTTTTCTACCTGTACAGCAACAATGTGTTCGGCTTTTGTACAAGCCCGTGCTATAGCCTCCTGAAGCTCGTCAAAGCCATCGGTTTTCACACTGAATTTCAGCATCACGTGCCTCCAACCTGCCAGTGCTGCATAGAAGGACTGCCGAAGTCCTTCATGTCCACCTTTGTCACTTTGTACACATCGTCGTAAAGCATCTCAATCTGTTCTTCCGTCTTGTCCGGTTCGACTACTTCTCCCTTCACAAAGAAGGTCGTGCCGCCGTTGCCGTCCGTGGATAACGTCCAGATTTTGCTTTTATCAGTTGCGCGCCAGAATTCTTGCGGTCCGACGTAGCGCTTCTCCGCGCCTGTCACGCCATCTACGGCTGGCGAGGAAAACGGAATGTACAGATTCACCGCGTCTGCTCCTTCAAGCCCACTCGCGCGGACGTTGGCAGCTTTCGACGCTTGTAGCATTACGCCGCGAATCACTGTGATATAGCGCTTCTGCGTGTCATTGAAATTCTGGTCTTGCTCCTGCGTGACGTTATAGATGGTTACAGTGTGGGGGGCGTACATGCAAAACACCTGCCTCTGTAGAGAAGCCCGGTATGGGCTAGATATTCACGCGCTACGCTTGCAAGAGCTTTCTTTGCCTCAGAAGACGCTTTCAATGCAGCTACGGAAGAATCACCGCCGCTGCGAAGCGTCCGAGAATAGCCGCCTACAGTCTCGCTCTGCAATTCTCCTTCGTCAGATGCAAGCCCGGCGGACACATTCTTTCTGGCAAGCTCCTGTGCCGTGTCGATCAGCATATACTGGTCGACTAAGGCACAGCAGCACATTTTCACAGCATCCAGCTCTGAAAAATCCTTTGCTCGGTTTTGCGTGTAGTAGTCAAGGAAGGAACTGGCGCGTGCCGCCAATCTGCAAAAGCTGTCAGCGTCTACCGTTCCCTTGTAGATATCGCAGTAGTACTCATAATCGGCGTATATCATTGCGCCAGCTCCTTTCTGTTACGAACCTACCGTCACAGTAGCCGTACCGGTCTTCGTGCTGTCCTGCTTGGATTTCGCGGTAACGGTAATGCTCGCGGACGTCTCGTTGGAAGCGACCGTCAGGATACCGTTTTCCGAAATGGAAGACTTCGCGCCGCTCTGGCTCCACTCGACATCGCCGCTCACGATACCTTCACCAGCAACAGAAGCCGCAAACGCCTTGCTGGCACCCTTGCTCACAGTTGCCGTCGCCGGGGATACGGTAACTGTAGAGACCGTGCCTGCCTTTCCGTAAACGGAGAACGGGAACGGGTTGGCAATGTCAACGTTGTACGCGTTGACCGGGTTTGCGATTTCCCAACCGAGACGCATGACCGCACGGAGAGCGACCATATCGTTCTGCATGAGGTTGTAGGTGATTGCCTTCGTGCTCGGGTCCTGAATGACACCCTCGGTGAAGATCTTAAAGGTCATGTCCTGACGGATGGCGTATACCAGCTGCGTCCAATCGCCGACGATCATCTGTGCCTGTGCCGGGTCAAATGCGCCGTTCATCGGGAAGTACATATCCATACCATCCAAACCATAGCGCGTTGCGCCCTGCATGTCGGACTTGAAGATTGGCTGACCGGTCGTGTCCTTCAGCCCGCGCAGCTTGCCTCGCATCTGGATAGCGGACATAACGCCGTTCGGGTTGAAGCCGTCAAGTTCTACCTTCGCGATAAGACCGCCTTCGCCCATGATGTCGGTAAATACATCAGAGCTTGCCGCAACTCCGTTACCAGCAGCGATAGCGGAAGGAACGACGCCATCGCGCCACGTGGTGGGCTTGTTCGTGCCAAACAGGATGGCAGCGTCAATGACCTTGCCGAAAGCTTCGGTCAGTCTGGGTCTTACCTCGCCCCAGATGTCATAATCTGCGTCATCCAGTGCTGCTTCGGGGATGGGGACGATAACCGCGATTTCCTCGGCATAGATTTTCTTCTTGTCCCACGCCATCTTCGTGGTCTGCTTGAAAGCCTCACCAGCTCCAGTATCGGTTGCTTCGCCATTGACGAAGTACGCAGAGGGCAGCGCGTCTAGGACGTTGATGGTCTGGGTCTTGCTGGACATATTCGCCAGTCTCTTACCCATGCGCAGGACTGCGGATTCCGCGATAGCGCCCTGCATGATCTCGCGGGTTACGGGTTCCGGAATAAGACCGGAAAGTGCATTTCTGTCAATAATATTCGGCATATGATTCTCCTTTCATTATTTCAGCGCGCCCCGAATCAGGGCGTTCATCGTGCTGTTCATGTTTGTTTCTTTGGTTCCACCGCCTGCCGGTGCTGTCCAGTCGAACGTCGCCTTCTTGCGGTTCGCTGTGAGCTCATCAACTGCCTGCTCGAACGTGATCTTGTCGGTGACCATCTTTGCAGCCTTGAATGCGATAAACTCAGCGTCCTCGCCGCTCAAGCCCTTGCTCAGGACGTATTTGTCCCGTTTGAGCTGTTCGGTCTCCGCCTGTAAAGCAGTCAGTGCCGCCTTACTGTCTGCAAGGTCTTTTTCCTGCTTTGCCTGCCGTTCCTGTTCGGTCTGCTGGCTGTCTTTCCATGTCCGGTATGCGGCGATCTCTTCCTCGCTGGGGTATTTCTTCCGTTCTCTGTCAAGCCTCGACTGAATCATCTTGTCAACGTCAGCCTGAGTAAACGTTTTTTCCTGCTCTTGCGCAGTGTTTTCCGTGCCCTGCACGTTGGTTTCTTCTGTCATAAAAATCTCCTTGTTTAACGTCCTGTCGGACAGTGTTGATAAATAAAAAGAGCCAACCGACTACAAGTCGTAGTCAGCTGGCTCCATTCAGCCCTTCCCGGCGAACATTTACGCCGTGGGAATCTATTCAGTTTTCAGCCGTTTTCGCTGAATTGTCTGCACAATGATATTTCCTTCCTTATCCCGTAGGAGTTCTACACGGAAACCAGCCGCAAGCGCCCGCTCAATGGCTGTTTTTAACTTTTCGTCAATCATATCAGTCACCTTCAAGAAGTCTCGCAAGCGTACCGTTCTCATCATCTTCGACGATTTCCCATTTCCCAGGCGGTGTTTTACCATCGAGCGGGGCGGGGGCGGAAGCAGAATAAAGGTAATCCTCTCCCTCGTCATCGATAATGCGTAGCAGATCATATTCAACGCCCGTGCATTCATAGACCTTTCCATTTGTCAGCCCGAGAACCCCTCCGCCAAACGTATGCCCTTTGTATCTCACCTTCATTTCTTCTTCACCCCTTTCAGCTTCTCTTCAAAATGTTCCCCATTACGTTCAAACCAGTGAACATCATACCGGAAATTGTCTGTTTGTATTATACCGCCCATTTTCCGCCATTGCAACGGCTCCCCACCGTATTTCCCGGAAAGGAACTTCGCCGCTCTTAGTTGTTTGCCGGAATCTCCGCCAGCTATTTCACGGATAGAACTTATTTCTGAACCTTTCGGGACAATGCCGTTCACGACATCAGATTTCACATCAAGTGTTTCTTGTAGCCGAATGACTGGTTCTGCCGCTTTCGCCGCGCCCGCCGCAGCCTCGGATTTTGCATCTGTATACAGCACCTTCAATCGTTCCGGTTGTTCTGGCAATCCTGCCGCCTTGCTGAACCTGCTATATTCTGCGTTCAGCCGCCGAAGCTTTATGTTCGCGGCGGTCGCGTCCTCGGAAAGTCCAGCTTCTTTGTATGCGTTTCTAAGCTTTTTCTGCGCGCGGATTTGACGCTCTATGCGGCGCTGCATCTGCGTCGCTTCATAGGCTGTGTACTTCTTTCCGTCAAACTCGCAGCCGAGCCCATCATCAATGTGTGCAAGCTGTTCGTCTGTGTAAGTTCGTTCGGAAACGCCCTGAATAAAAGGGTATTTATGGTGTCGGCAGTTGGCTCCGGTTAGTCCGTCAACATATCCGTATCCAGTCGTTGCAACAAGGTCATCGTAAAGACCCAGCGGGTCAGTCTCTCCGTTTTCACTCTGGTAATAAACCTTGCCTTGCCAGTCCTTGTGGCTTGACCACGGCGAAGCACCCGGCTTGTCACGCGCCCCAGAGTGCGCAGACACTTCAAAGTATCTTGTATCAAGGTACTCTGCGCTTTGGTTCGTGTACTGGTCACAGATCTGATTCACGCCAGTCATAACGGCTCTCCGAACAGCAACGTCGATGTGGTCAACGTGTCCGCTTTCATAGTTCACAACTTTCAGCCCACCTGCAAGCTGCTGCACAGCAGACTTGATCGCCTGATTGTAGCCGATAGCCCCGCTCTGAATCTGCATGACGGCAGAATCCAACGCCCACTGATACGCACGAGCGGGCGGAAGCATCGTCCTGCCTTTGTCCACCAAAAATCCCATAGACTGTGTGATGTTATGAAATTCATCAAGCGTCTGCGCTCTGATTGCTTCGATTGTCGCAGCGTTCACCAGAATATCAGGCTGTGTCAGCCCTGCCATGTCGATAACCGATGTGTAATACTTCTGGTTTCTGGCAATAACGTCACCGAAAAGCTCCTTGAGCTTCTTCTCGCTAATTCCAGAGGTCTTGCGGATTGCCTTTTCAATCTCCTTTGTGTCGATGCCGTGCGAACGAAGCGCTCTGATTGCCTGAACAGTCACTTCGTTCAGCTGATCTTTCAGCGCAAGCCTACTGCATATCTCATCGAGAAGCGTATCTTCCAAGCCGCGGAACAATTCTGCCAGTTCTTCTGGAAGTGCGTCTAAAATGGCAGGTGAGAACGGATACTTTTTCACCGTCCATCACCTCACTCCACCTCGTTCTCCGGCTCTTTAACCATGTCCTGCACCTTCGGCAGCGCCGCCCTTGCGGTCGCCTCGTCCTCATTCATCCAGCGCATGCGGAACTCCCAATCGTTCATAATGCCTGCGCTGAGAAGCTGCATATCGCGGGAGAAATCAGTAGCTTTGTCCTCTATGATGCTGTCATCGAAATCTATAGAGATTTCCACGTCTTCATTCAGCCCGGCGTTCATAGCTGTGTTTCCCAACCGAAGTAGAATACGGCACAGCTCCACAAGCGCCTGCTCCAGCACGATTTCATGTTTCTTAATGGTGCGGAACATGGTGCTGTTTTCGCTGATCACCTGCGTAGCTGTTGCCACGCTGCCGCCGTCGAAACGGTAATAGGTCTCGCCGAAGCCGCACTTGCTGGACAGTACGTTCAGTTGGTCTTGAAGCCCTACATTCAGCTGCTCAGTTCTGAGTGTCGGAGAAATTGTATCTACAACGTTCCCTTGCTGCGTATCCTCCGGAAGCAGATAGAAGCGCCGGTCATTGTCATCAAGCGTCGGTTCATCGTCTTCCCACCTTGTGGCTGGCATTTTTACCATCATCATCATGGGGCCGTTCTCAAACTCGTTGACATAGCAGTCATAGGCACAGTCAACGCCGCGCAGAACATCAATCGCGTTTGCGTACACAGGAATACCGACTGGAAGCAGATAGTCAAGATTGTTTGCGATGTTTGGTCTGTCGATGACGAACTGCCTCTTGTCGCTTCCCGTATGTACCACAGGGGGGATTCGCTCAAAGCCTGGAACATCGGTGAGCAGTGCGTCGGCAAGCGTTTCGTTTTCGTATCGGTAAATGCTGTTCTCAATGACATAAAGACCATTTTCATCTTTCCGGTGAATCTGCAAATACAGATAATTCTTTCCGCCCCGTGTGACTACACTGTCAAAAGCGCACTCCGTAATAAATCCATTCTGCCAAGCGAGCGGGAAAATATGCTCGATCGTCACATAATCCAATGCGATGCCGGAAACATCGCCTGGCACAACCTCCCCGCTTCCGTTGACAGCCTGCCCAACCACACGCGGGATATAAGCCACAGTTCCGAGTGCTGACTTCATTTCCTGCATTTCGTTTGCCTTGACCGTGAAGTTGTTCTCCGTCAGGACGCTATCAACGAACGCCTGTTCTTTCTGCCCCTCAAGTGTGATCTGGACTTTCTCATTCATCAAGAGGTTTGCCCAGTCCTCACAAACCTTTTTCGCCATACCGAGGCTTGCACGGTTGCACTTTGTCCACTTATGCCCGTTATATCGCCGGTATTGATGGAACCCCTTGACTTTGCCGACGTACCACGACTTCCAAAGGGACACGTATGTATAGAATTCCTCTGGGATTGTCGTATACCCGAGTTCCTTTAATTTATCGATAACCGTCATGCAATAACTCCCATTCTACGGCTCACAGGTTCTAAGGCGTACCGCGTCGCATCTATCAAGTGATTGTTTGCGTCCGGGTATCCGCTGATAATATCGCCGTCTTTGTTTCTTTCATATTCATAGCCCACGAACTCATCGTAGGCATGTGGCGTCCGTTTTCTATCAATGACAATCGTTCTTCTCTGCAAGAACTTCATGCCGTATTCGACCGAACCAGGTCCCTTGACAGCCTCATACGCAGGCAATCCCATTGCCCGGAGGTCAGCCACGCTCTTTGGCTCCGCGCTGTCACAGATGACGCGCACATTGCCATATCCGCGCTGTTTAATTATCGTCGCGCTCTGCTCGTTCGAAAGCTTATTCTGGTATATCTCGTCAAGCAGGAAAATTGTTTCCCTTGCCTTGTCGTAATGCAGCCGGATAAATGCAAATGGGTCTGGGAACCATCCGAAATCCACGCCCTGATAGATTTTATCGAATCTGGAAACTTCTTCGTCCGTGATCTCCCGAAGTTCGAGCCTGTCAAACACATTGCCGCCGGTCCCAACCGGGATACCGAGGTATTCATGCTGATACGCCCGCTCGTCAGTGGCTTTCAGGTGTTCAGCCTCGTCAATAAACTGCTGCCCCAGCCACTCTGGCGGTGCTTCAAGATACGTTGACTTGTGGCACAGCCTGTCCGTGCGTTCTTCCAAGCTGTCCTTATTCGCCCAGTTGTCCCGGCTGATCGGCGGGTTATAGCTTTCAAAGTTCCAAAACTTAGAGCCGCCGCGCATAGTAGACTGTAAGATCGTTCGTATTTCAGCGCGTCCGGCGAACTGGTCTTTTTCCTCAAAGTGCGTTACGGCAATGTACCCGAACGGGACTTTGATGGATTTGATCTTCATCGGGTCATCAGCGCCGCGAAACATGATCTTCTGACCTGTAGGTTTATAAATCAGCTCCATTGGAGAAACCTTTGCTTCCCAATACGCCGCCATACCAAGCTCACCGATTGCCCAGATGTACTGCGCATAAACGCTATCGCGTATGGTATTCGCAACCTTTCGCAGCACAAGCGCGTGTGTGTTGGGGTTCCGTACTAACAGGAGCGGCACAATAATGGAAATATACGAAGATTTCAGGGAACCTCGCCCGCCGCTTTCGTCGTAGTGCGTGTGCCCATGCTGAAAAACATCGCGTGCAACTTCGTAAAACGCAGAGCCAATTTTTTCGGAAAGTCGGATTTTAGACATCGATGATCACCTGCACCACATCTTTACCGTCGTTTCCGGTCTTTTCCTGCACCATCGCCCACTTATCGATCAGCGTCCCCATTGCCGTTGTAATCTGGCTCAGGTTTGCAGCTGCGAGTTTATCAGGGTCATTCAGCATCTCAAGCCCTTTCCCGATGAAAGAACATACAAGCTCTTTTCGGGAATCCATGTACGCGAGAATATCTGCTGTGTTTTCCTCTTTTTTTCGTCTGCACATCTCTGCAATATCTGCATTATTGTGCACAATCTTCTTTACGGTGTTCGGGGAGCAGCCGTTAAGCTTCGCCACAGCGTTACAGCTTCCGAGCTGGGCATAGTCGGCAACTATTTTCTTTTTTTGCCGATCTGTCAACCTCGCAGCCATAATCACCACCTCGTTACACTGCCAGCGACGTAAATTCGGGCAGGTAAGCGAACCTCATTATCTGTTCCCCGTTCGCCTTGCAAATTTTGTATATTTCCTTGTAGTGAGTTCCTTTTTGCATTTCTTCTGAAACTGTGTGCAAAATCATATCTTCCAGAAACCCAATTACTGATATCGTTTTGAAAGGGACGCTGTCGCGCTGACCGCCTTGAATCCCGACAAGGTCATTTACCAATTTCGAGTAAATCGTGTATACCTGCTTTCTCATATTTCGGCTGCCTTGTGCTTCTGCATAGTCAACCAGATCGGCAAGCGTGTCCGTCTCTGCTCTCCGCACGAGTTTCCCTTGTTTTCTTGTCATCAACCATTCGGAAGACTTTCTTTCACGGATAAAAGCTTCCATGCGGTTAAACGCTGCGATATATTTTAGTTTCCACTCAAGCGCTTCTTTCCCGGTGAACCCCATTACCAAGAGAGAAAATCCATCGCGGTTCATAAGGTATTCTTTGTATGAGCGCCCGCGTTCCGTGTCATAGTAATTTTTGGCGAACATGCCTTTCACCAGCGGATTTTCGCTGGTGAGATTTTCAATCGCCTGTGTTACGTGTTGGTGCTGTTTGCCAAACCGTTCCGCGATTGTCCGGCTGCTCACAACAGCCTGCTCTTTGCGTTCGAAAATCATCAAGTCTTCATTCATGATAAAATCTCCTTGTATCTTATTCGCAGCTGTGGAGAACGAGCCGCATCTTTTATATTTCTATCTCCCTCGTGCCCCACCGGTTACGTTTCCCGGTGGGGCTAAGAAAAAGGAGGTTCCGCAGTACGCTGCGTAGCCGTAAGAAGGATGAAAGCGCAGAGGATACACCTCTACGCTCTCAACGATACACTATGTTTAAGGCTCTCTTACGCAAACTTTTGAATATAAACCACGTTTTTCTGCCACTAAGTAGATAAACTGCCTATGCCATTCCTGAGCGGTGCGCTCCGAAACATATACCACCATAGCAGCGCCCTGTAAGGTGTGTGTACGCTTCCAGAGAACTAGATCAATAAGCTTCAGCCGTTCCTCCCCATCGGTAAGCTGCTTTGTTTCCTCGACAGCAGCATCTACCGCGTCGATTTCCTCGCGCGTCATAAGCGTACCGCCCTTGTAGCTTCGTACCATCCATTTTGCGTAGCCCCACCACCCATAGCGCGGTTTGCTCACCACATCAGCCTCCTATCTCCCCGAACTCCCGAACCCATTTTCCCCGCGCTCCGTCTCCTCGAGCGAGCTGACCACTTCCAGCTCCGGAAGGATGCAGGGCAGTATAACAAGCTGCGAGATCTTGTCGCCCTTACAGACCTTGTAAGGCTTGCTCCCGTGGTTGTAGATCTTGACCATGATGCTTCCGGTGTATCCGACGTCTATGACCCCTTCGCTTGTGATTCCGTGCTTGACGTTCAGACCGCTTTTGCTCTTGAGAAATCCCACGGTGTTTTTCGGCAGCTGGACATGCACGCCGGTGTCAAACAATTCGCTTTCTCCGGGATAGATGTAAACGTCGTCGTTCGCGGAATACAGGTCTAACCCCGCGTCGTATTCATGCGCCCTTGTGGGCATGATCGCCCACGGTTCCAAAACAATTTTCATTTGTCCCACCAATCCTTAATTGTATCGTTCCGTTCGAAAAACGGCTGGAAGAACGGACCGCAGAGCTTCTTGAGGCTCGAGTCCAGCCGGTGAATTGCATCGTCGGATTCCTTCTTGCCCAGCCATGCCACGCCGTATTCCACGTCCAGCTGCTCCATTTTGTCCAGAAGTTCTTTTGCCTTCGCCGGGCTTTTGAGCATGCCCAGTTCATGCGCCGCCACAAAGAAAAGGTCTGTCACCTTCTGCTTTCCGGCTTCCATACCCGCGGAAAAATAAGCCTTGTTGCTCCTGCGAATACGCTTTGCCAGATCGTTCATTGTACTCATGTTCCCTCCTACGCAATCAGCATAAATTTAAACCAGCCCGGCGCGTCAAGCCCTACTATCCAATCAAACCAGATCTTGTAGCAAAGCATGCTCACGGCAATAACCAACACCGAGGCGAAGAAGATCACAAGGAAATCTTTCACAGTTTAACCCCCCTTATGTACTTATCGAAATACGTTGTTGCTACAGCCATAGCCGCCCACATGTCGGCTGCGAACCCGTAAAAGAAACCTGGTTTCTTCTTTGTGCCCTTGCCGTAGTTCGGCTGACCGGGCGCGTAGCGGTCGACAAGAGCCTGACGGATGTTCACATCCTTCGCCGATGCTCTGCCGCATAAGTAAAGCTTTTCTTCCCGGCGGAAGATCTTCTGTATCTGGTACCCCTTCCGGTAAAGCTCTGCATATTCCCAAAACCGCCCAATCCAGAAGCAGGTGTCAAACACTTCTGCGCCTACTGGCATCCCCATTCCGGCAACCATTTCGATTGCCAGGTGCTGATACTCCCGGCAGAGAACGGGGAATATCTCCCCGTTCGGAACTTTACCAACGTCCAGCACCTTCCGGATTTCCGTCCCGTCGTGCTCTACGAGGACATACCCGGATTCCATATTCCCCGGGTCAATTGCCAGTATCGTTCCCATTTGTACCATCCTTTATCATTTCTTCCAGTTTCCGAATCTCGCGACGCAGTATATCTACATCTTCACTAAGCGACCTTACCTCTCCATGCAGCAGTGTAATTGTTGCGGTTGTCATTTCTGCAAATGTCTTTTCTCTACTTCCCGCAAACTTTGCCATATCTTGGAGAGTCCTAGCTAAAAAGGATCTTGTTTCCGTTCTATTCACGCTTCGCCCTCCTTTTCCAGAACATACGGTTATAGGTGTTGTATCGGTGCTGAATATCCGTGCTCGTAATTTCTGCCCAGTATCTCGCCAGTAAGTCGTATGCGCCGCACGTCTGCATTTCCGGGCAGCCGCACCGATAAACGCAGTTTGGCACCAGAACGTCCGAGATCTCTGGCTGAATCTCATGCAGTGCCGCCTTGAAGTCCTCGGCATATGCCCGCGTCTCCGGGTCTGCCTGATGACATAACCGCTTGCGCATGGTATCAATCAGGGCTTGTACGTTCGCTTCTCCCTCGAAGATCACAGGCGCGTCCTGCGGGAGCTTGTCCCTCGATGTGCCGGTTCGGTCTGTTCTCTGCGTAGAGATAAAGCACTCCCATTTGTGCCTCGACCAGTGCGTCGCAATCCAGCTCTTAATACCTTTCCAGACCCACGATACCGAGATACGCCGAATCGGCGAGTGTTCGGCAATTAAAATCCGGCACTTAAAATCCTCGCTCGGCTCATGTCCCAAAGAGCCTTTGCCGGAGGTGGCACGGCAGGTGTCCACGACCTCCTGCCAATCGCCCTTGATGTTTGTAATGTGTGTGTTCATTCTTCCTCTTTCTCCGGCAGCAGTCTGTCTGTCAATACATGCGCTATCGTGTACATAATTTCATCTCTCTCCAACTGAGGGAACTTATATTCGTTGATGATCTGTTCCACTCTCGCCTTGATGAGCGGTCTTGATGCACGACATTCTTCTTGCATGATGTCATAGGCGATACTGTTTTTACGTTCCAACACATCCGCTCTACGGAATACTGTGTATGTAGATAAATCGTCTATAACTCTATGCACTTTCTCCGGAATTTCTTTTTTGCAGAAATCATCTTCCCCCACATATGTATCCACCATAGCCGCAACTTCTGCGTAAGAAATTCCTGCAATGATGTCGTTGACATTCAGTTCGCGCATATCTTCGCTGATTTTCTGGTACAGCACATCTTTGCAAATTTCTTTGATTTCTTCTTCGCTGAGATAGTCTTCAATTTTAATTTCCATCATTCTTCTCTCCGTTCTCCGTAGCTGCAAAAATCGTCAGGTTTCGGTGCGTCCTCTGGGGTAATCCGAACGACATGAAACATCTTGCAGCCATACCACTCTCCACCGTTGTTGTCCGCAAACCACTTGCAATTTTTGCACAGCACCACCTCCGCAACGTCGGCGGCGGGCATATCCGAGATGGATTGCAAGTTTTTTGCGCTGCACCCGTCCTGCATTAGTTTCATAAGTGCCGCTTCGCGGCTGATGTATTCGTCAAGCATGGTCTGCCTCCAATTTGCCTTTGTGTTTCTTCACGAGCTCCTTCGCTAAGTTCAAGCCGACTGCAGTATAGTCAAATTCGGAGTCCCCGATAGCCGGTTCAACGCATCCTTCCGTCCCGCCATATGTGCCATGATGCTGTGCGAAGTCACTTCCGTCCGGGAAACGCACTGCATAGCCGTCGTGCAGGCGCTCTATCGTGCATTTGATTCCAAGATCGACGCAAAAATGGTACAACGCGCATATTTCAGTGTATTTTACTGGAAAATCTAACGTTCTTTCCTCAGGCGGAAGCACCACCTCCGCAACGTCGGCGGTGGGAATCCTGTCTAGCCCAAACTTCACCAAGTCTACATCTACAGTTACTCGACGTTCGTCCGAGACTGGACTCACCCACGCATATTTATCAAGTTGTACAACCATTCTGTGCGCATCCTCGCGCCTGATAAAATCATTCATCCTTTCCCCTCCTGTTCCATGCGTCAATTGCACTTTTTTGTGTCCGTGCATCCATCCCAGTTTGCGCAAAACAGCCGCGACACTGAGCATAAAAACGTGTTATGACAGTTCCTGCGTTGGCGCATCGTATCGTCCGGACGATGACTTCGCGTTCGCCGCAAAATGGGCACGGTTTCAGTTCAGCCATCGTCCCGCACCTCCACGCCAGCCTCGTCCAGTAGGTCAGAAAGATCGGTGTCCACGCTGCTACCAATAAACTCGCCATTTTCGTCGTAGTGGTTGTACTCCGTGGTTGGCCGGGATTCTATCCCTGCAAACTCTTTTAAAAGTTTCAGATATTCGTCGTTATCGAAGAGCTGAGCCTGATAGAGTTGTTTCAACTGCGCTTTGGTTATGTGCTTAGCCATTACCACTTCACCCATCCTCTCACCAGATATCCAATCCAAAACCCTACAAAAAGAATGTGGAGTATCTGTAACCAATGTACCTCAGCCATCCGCAGTCACCTCATATGTCGCTTCGTTGTCCAACCTTGCACAGAAGCCCTTTCCATCTCCACTCGGTCTGAACGCAACGCAGCGTCCCCCGATGCATCGTTCCATAAAAGCATTTGTGTAAGATTCTCCTGCGGTTGTAAGGGATAGCGTTGTTGCCGTTGATACCATAAATGGGCAATATTTCAGCTCTCTTACGCCCTTGCAATCATCCATCTTCTCTTGCCTCCACATCCAATTCGCAGAACGTGCCTTGCCAATGTGGGCAATCCTTATACGGAACCTCGCACCAGCCGTATCCGTATGGGCAACGATAATCAGCCATCTTTCCTCGCCTCCATCGGGCACCATTTCTTTCTGGTTTTCAGCGCAAGTGGGCTTTCGACGGACATATCGCCAAACCCAATGAACGTCCACGTTGGTGCGTCAGGATGCGTGCAAAAATACTTTTTTCGTCCAAGCCGGCCACGTTGAGTCTGCATTCTTCCACGCTGTATGCAATACTGGCATTCTTTGCATGACGGTAGCATCGTTTTAGCCACTTTTCCTCGCCTCCATACGCTCAAAATAGAACTCTATCGGTTTTTCATTCTCAATCACATTTCCATAGACAACGCCGATCTTGTAGATGTAATTCTCGCGCAGCTTGCGTGGAATCTCGGCAATGTATCGGCGGAACGTCTCAAGGCTATTCGCTCGCTTATAGTGATTGCACATCCTGCAGGATGGCATGAGGTTTGAAATATCATCCGTTCCGGCATCCTCAATGCCCCACGCCCGCAGTGGAAGAAAGTGATCGACCTGCATATCCTTGATGTCGATAGCCCGTCCGCAGTAGGCGCAATGCCCATCATATTTCGCATAAACAGCCTCCCGCATTTTCTTGCTGAAGCTCATGCCTTGCCCTCCCTACGGCTTGACGTCCACGCTGACGGGGAACTCAGTATGGAACTCGATCAAGTAATGGTACGGGTCTGCGTGGGTGCCGGTGATATCCTCAACCACGTAGAGCGTGTAGTCGTTGAGGTAAATGTAATTCTTCTTGTACTCGTTCGCCCCGACCTTGCACGTTACGACCAGCTCCGAAGAGGAGTTGTTGCTGATGGACATATAGCCCTCGGCGTAGAGGATGATTTTGTCAGTTCTCGCGTTGTAGACCGTGATCCGCCGCTCACAGCTGAAATTGTCAGCGGCAACGTTCATGTTGTGGTTTACCTTGTCCGCTTCCCTCGTCATGCATCCTGCGAGACTTGCAATAAGCATGATAGCCGCCAGAAGCAAAGCCATTCGTTTTTTCATTTTTCAATGTCTCCTTCCTTGGTATGTAAGCCTACATACCAATATCCGATATTCCTAAATTGTCCAGTAGCCTGTAAAAGCACGGCTTGCAAAGGTAGCAAAGCAACTTTGCCGGTAGGCTGCTGCTCAGCGAGGTATACAGCGGGCGCATATCTGCCTTCCGATGCCGCTCCCCACACTTGGCGCAGTAATCAATCCACAGGTGCATCCTTCTTATCCTCCATTTCCTCCAATCCCTGAGAGCTGATACACCACGTTTTCAACATCGACCAGTATCTCGCGTGTTGTCCACGTCTTTCCTTTTATGCCGTGGCTCGGCAGCTCGATACGATCACCGAAGTGCATATAGTCCCAGCCAATCCAGAACGCATCCGGAAACAGAGGACCGATGCCTTTCTCG